AAGTGTTTGGCAAGTCGATGGGTCACTGGCTATCAACATTCAAAAAGTCGTTTAAATCAGGCTGGTCTAGCTTAGGAACTGGCGTTCGTAACATATTTAAAGGCCTATGGAAAGACCTAAAAAAGTTTGCTAGAGATGGCATGAACGATGTTATCGACCTTATCAATGGTGGTATCAATGCGGTTGATAGTGTTATCCATACGTTTGGCGGTAAGAAGAAAAAGACGATTGCTGACTTGCATCATGTTCATTTTGCCGAAGGTACTGGTATGTTTAGTGGGTCACGGAATCCAATTACACACCCTACTATGGCAATGCTCAATGATGGTAGTGATAGCCCACAAACTGGCAATAAAGAAATGGTCATGCTGCCTAACGGTGACTCAGGCATTGTTCAAGGACGTAATACTAAGATGATGCTACCCGCTGGATCAGAAGTGTTAAGCGCCAGTGAGACAGCTATGTTGATGAGTATGCAAGGCGTGACTAAGTACGCTAAAGGTACTGGGATATTTGGTGACATTTTAAACAGTGTTACTAATGGTATCTCAGGCGTAACTAGCTGGGTCGGTAAAAAGGTTAAGGGACTAGAAAAGTTCTTTAAGACTGCCACTAACATTATCGCTCACCCAATTAAGTCGTTAGAAAACCTGTTTAGCTGGTCTTCTAAGGGCATTAGCGGTGTCATGAGTAACATTGGTCACGGCCTATTTAACGGCGCTGAGAAGCAAGCTAAGACGTGGTGGTCAACACTATGGGGTGGCGTTAGTGACAGCCTAGATGGTGGTTCTTCTAAGTCTAGTGGCCTGTTAGGCACCATTAAAAAGCAAGTAGGTAGTGGTTTCTGGAAGTTTATCAGCAAGCTAGCTGATATGTTTGGTGATGATGGTGATGGTTCCATTGAAGGTGGCGCTATCACTCATAGCATGATTAACCGAGCCCTAGAGATGACCAAAGTACCAAGAAGGTATTGGTCTAAGATGCAGTCAGCCATTATCAAAACTGCTGATAGTGAAACTGGTAATCGCAATATCATGCAAACTATTTCAGATGTCAACTCTGCTAATGGTAACCCAGCCGGTGGCCCATTGCAGTTCACCAAGACAACCTTTGATGCCTTTGCATTTCCGGGTCATCACAATTTCAGGTCTAGTTTTGACCAAGTCCTAGCATTCTTGAACAACTCTGACTATCTTAATGCCACTGGTAATACCTCTATTTGGGGCCATGCTAAGTACGACTGGCTTCATAGTGGCCCACAAGGTCATAAGCGGTTTGAGAATGGTGGTATTATCAACACTAACCAGTTGATTGAGGTTGCTGAACACAACAAGCCTGAAATGGTCTTGCCATTGACTAACAAGAGTCGGGCTAACCAGTTAATCGCACAGGCTAACCAAGTGGTAAATGGCAACAATGGTAGTCAGATTGCGTCTACTAACAGTGAAAGTAATGAGAAGCTTGATAAACTAATCAGCTTAATGTCAGCCATTCTAGGCAACATGGGCAGTGTTCAAGCAGTCATTGCTAAGTCAGACGTAGTTAATGCCGTTAAATCGGATAATAAGACAGCTTCACAGTATAGTCAAATGATGGGGTACTAATATCCCAGTAATCAAAGGGTAGTCCTTAAATGGGCGCCCTTTTTACATAGCTAAAAAGGAGGTTAAATCGTGACCTTACAACGAGATGATTTTGAATATGCCGGTTTAAATAGCCGGGACGATTTACAGGTTGAAATGGGTAACGTGGTATTGCCTAGTGCACCGGCCATGGCTGAACAGGTGACTGATATTCCCGCCATGTATGGGGATCAATTTAATGGCACGGACTTTACCAGTCGAACAATTAGCATTCCAGTGTCAATCTACTGTGCTGATAATCAAGACAGATTTAATCAGATAATGCACAATTTAAGCGGGTTGTTGTTAAGCGATGACCCTAGTGATAATGGCAAAGAGTACCCACTAGTATTTGGCTTTGAACCTAAAGTAACCTATTGGGGGCATATTACCGCGATCAGTGACCCGGCCCCGATTAACCCGGGTATGTATGACATGTCACTAACCATTACCTTTGTTCAGTCTGACCCACGGGCAACCTTACCACAGGTTGAGAAGCCTTTAAATAATGGCTTAAACACGATTACTGTTGAGGGCACCGCTAGAACAGCACCGGTTATTCAGGTCGTACCTAAACGGGATTTAAAGCACATTGGCTTTACCCTAAATGGTGGTGAATACGGGCTAGGGCCAGATAGCGATGAAGACCAAGCAGTGGCGGTACAGCCTTATACGCAGGTTGTGAACAGTGACGTATTAAATACCATGGCTGAATGGACTAATGATGCCAATGCCATTGCTCAAATGAAGACCGCTGGTGACTACATTTATCAAGGTGAAGCTGATAGTAACCGAGATACCCAAGTATTAATGGTTAAGCTAGCCAATGGCGTTAAACAGTATGGTAGTCATCAACCAGGCTGGTATGGCCCGGGTGTTCGTTTTACCGGTATGACCAATAGCCTGACTAACTATCGAGTTAAGACTAGAATCCACCACATTAAGCACTCAGGTACCCATAATGGTCGGGCGATGGGGCGTTTGGAAGTCCTGTTGTTAGACCCTAATGGAGCAACGATTGGTCGCTTTGGTCTAGCTGACAGTAGTGGAGGTGGCACACCAACGTGTTACTTACAAATCACTAAACCGGGTGGTGCTTTTGCTGGTGGTGATGGTAAACATAAAACGCTATTTATGGGTAAGGGCCCCTCTGGTAGCTCTAGCAATGGTCGTGACCAGAAAATCAAGATTAAGACTGGCACCACGACCAAGACAGTGGTTAAACGGTCACGCAACAGGCATGGCAAAGTAACCACTAGGACGATTAAGCGTAAAGTTAACAAGTATACAACGGTGGTCAACAAAGAAGAGAAGTCGGCGCTAAGCACTAGTTGGCTAGAACTCGACTTAATCAAAAATGGCAAGGTGTTTAGCTGGTCAATCACGCAATACTACACCAGTGGTAGGCATAATGGTCAACCATGTAAAGACCCTAAACGGTTCCTGATTGTACACGGCACATTTGTTGATAGGGATTCAAAATATCAGTCAGATTTAGGTGGTATCGGTGGGGTGTTCTTTAAGCACTCGATTACCGAGGATGATCAAAAGGTGGGCTATGAGAACCCTTATCTATCAATCACTCACCTAGACATTTACCAAGTTAATGACGTGGCTCAGGACGCACCTAAGTATATTGCTAATGCCGGTCAAGAGATTGTTCTAAATTGTGAGACTGATAGCACCACGGTTGGCGGTAAGTTAGCTAGTCCAATCTGGTCAACTGATTATCCCAAGCTTAGTCCGGGCGTTAATAGCCTAACTATGATTGGTGACTTAGATGACGCACAAATTACACTTAAATATCTACCCAGATTACTATAGCAACACTTTAAAGGCTTCCCAATTAAGGGTGGCCTTTTTACATAACTAAAATAAGGAGGTTAACAGATGGCTTTAAATAACCAGTATTTAATCCTAGATTCAAATTTAAAGCGGATTGGTACCCTGACCGTGGATGGAGCCACTAAGTTTTCTAATGATAGCGTCAAAATTCAACTAGCCGACTCAGATACAACTAGCACTAGCTATGATGATGACGTTAATGTGGGTACTAATGACACGTTTAATGGCACGATTAATCTAAATGCCCAGTCTAAGAAGTTCGACCATCAAGGCTCATTAGATGTGCTTCAAGGTCAACCTGATTCAGATAAGGTAGTGGCTGGCAACAATCTCGCCTATTATGACGAGCTATCAGGTCATTGGTACGTTATGCGCATATACAGCGTGGAAGAGAGCAATACCGCAGCTGTTAAACACGTCACAACGGCTAACTTTACCAACCTATGCTTGTACAGTTTAGCTCATCATTATCCTGTTGCTACTACAGCTAGTGCAAGCACAATTCAAACAGCCTTTAATCAGTGTTTTAACGCCACTGGTTGGACGCTAGACTATCAAACCACTAATGTCATGACCCCATCAATTGCCATTGACGGCAAGACTAAAGCTAGCACGCTATTACAGACACTCATTCAAACGTATGATGTTGAAATTGACCCCTATGTTGAGATTGACTCACAAGGGAATATCAAGAAAAAGGTGTGTGTCATTACCGACAAGCTCAATGCTGACGTGGTCTATAACGAGGCTGTATTTGGTAAAAACATGACTAGTATTAAACGGACAACCGTTTCAACACCTGTGACTAAGCTGATTCCCTATGGGGCAAACGGTAGCACGATTGCAGTGGTCAATGATGGTAAGCCCTATATCGTTGATGATGAGGCCAACCAGAAATATAACCCTGATTGGCAAGCCGGCCTGTACTATGAAGCTATTGTTACTGCTAATCAGATTAGTAATTCAGCTGGTTTAAAGTCATGGGCTAAGGATATGCTCAAACTGTATAACCACCCTAGAACGTATTATGAGGTGAACGTCACACCCAACTTTAATCCACCATTAGGCGCCACAATTAGGTTTAAAGATGAGTTAATTGAGCCCGTATTAGACGCTAGTGGCCGGGTTATTCAACGGACAATCAGCTTTGCTAACCCTTATGGCAACACAGTTGGCTTTGGGGAGTATACAACTGTTCAAGCAGCCACCCCAGCATGGATGATGCAGTATCAAAATGCACTCAGTAAGGCGGTTGATGAAGCTAAGAAGGACGCTAGTTCGATTAAACCGGTTGCTTTAACGCCTGATGGCAATAACTTCACGGATACCACCCAGACTAAGCGATTGATTCTACAAGCTTGGGAGGGCAGTACCAATATTTCATCATATATTGACAGCAAGGGCTTTATCTGGCGCCGTTATAACACTGATGGCACAGTTGACACTAGCTACCAACAAACAGGTTACTTAATCAATGCGGGCAGTAACGCTGTGGGTACCCTACATGGCACGATTGAATCCGACTATATTCAAGATGACCCGGAAATTAAGCTAGACACCACTGGTATTAGCTATTTAGGCGTCTATGGTCCCGATGATAATGGAGCTCATTCAGCCACTCAATACATGGCACGGTTAAGCAATGGACAGTACCTAACTAGTCGTGCTCGTGATGACGGTGGCTCTGGTGATACCATGTTCGCTCTACAGGATAGCAAGTTTGCCGTGCAATCAGTGATGTTACAAATTCACGGTCGGCATGGTGGGACATTTGGGATACAGGAAGTTAATAACACGGTCTATATCTGGTCAATTGTCAGCTTGAAGAATGACCACAACTACATTCTAGTTCGTTTCCCTTATTTAGCGGGAGTTACCTTACAGCCTACCGATAAGCGAGTTCAACAGATTATGCCTCTTAAAGGTTACGGTCGAATTAACTATGATCGTCAACATGATATGGTCTCAATTGGCTATTCCGATGGTAGTACCGACATTCTCAAAGCTAGTGACCTGTTGGCAGGTAATTACAACGTGCTATACAACTTTAATATCACTGATTATGGAATTGATTTTAATAAGAACACTTACCAATCTGAATGTTTGGACTTCCCTTACTTCTACTTTGCAGCCGGTGGTGGTCAAGAAACAAATGAGGATCCACATAAAGTGTGGGCTTTAAATGTCGTGCATAAAGGTGCTGAGTTTGAGGTTTATCTGGATAATGACCTAGATTTTCCTAATTTGACTGATGAAAACCGTGAAGTTGAAACTTGCAATGTCTTTTATCAAAATGGTCAGCCTTATATGCTGTTCACGTTTAACACCAACGCCTTATTAATTAATCCGGCTCCAATGGAACGTGAAAAGGTGTATACCATTCCAATGATAAAACGGTCAGCAGCTAGCACGATTGATAAGGGGACGATAAATGACAATGCTAATACAGATGATTAAGAAAGGGGGATTATAAATGGCTGAATCTAATGCAACTCAGGTCATTCTAACCGATGATGGCCTCAAGATAATCAATGCTCAAAATACGGCTGATAGTGCGGCTAGCCAAGCAGGAAATGCTGATAGCGCTGCTTTAATTGCACAGTCTACAGCTAACGCTGCTAAAGAGGCCGCTGATAGC